CAGTAGTCAACAGGAGGAGTTAAGCTCATATCTTCAGTTCAGAGACGAGACTAGGAACCTACGTAACGCAGAGTTCAGGATAGAACACTCAGCCAAGGCTAACCAAGAAGGTAGTTACTACTGTGTATGGTGCTACACTGTAAGGAAAGTGTAAATAAACTGTTTGACTACATATAAATAGTGTTATAATACGAATAAATAGCTACCAATAAACTCATGGGGCATCTAACCAGGATAAACCATGAGCCAATTTGCCTTTATCAAGCCCGAGGACTTATACCAGACATACTCAGACGCTAAGACGTTTATGATCCCCTTGCATGAGCCGTTTGATGAGTTTGAACGTATCGCCAGGAACAAGCCTCATCCTGGTATCGCTAAGAACCTTCCTAAAGTAACTGACGGTACACTAGCCGCTTTAATCCAAGAACAACCTAAACGAATCATCCAACAAATCCCTACTGGTAAAGTTAAATCAGACAGCGAATGGCTCGACATTATGGCAGGCTGGGTACTTGAGCATGAGATACTCCCTAACGCTAACCAAGTTGCAGCTCTTATTCAGAAGGCATGGGCACTTACGAGTAAGACATTAACCTACGGTTCACAGCCAGCCTTTGTGCAGTTTGTTAATCGTGGCGAATACTTTGGTACAGACTTTACCCTTCCTTATATTAAAGATGTATTCCTTGAGCCAGGTAAACTAAGTGACCGTGATTCTAACGTTATCTTCCTACGTAGTTGGTGGACAAAAAATCAAGTGGAGTCAGTTATTGCTAAAGAGAAGATGCTCGCTAAGTCAGCTAAGAAGCGTGGCGAAGACTACGAGACAGGCTGGGACATCGCCAAACTAGAACAACTCAAAGGTATGAGTGGTCAAAAAGACGAAAACTCAATGACTCCTAACGAACGCAATAAACAGCTAAACGCTGGGTTTATCGAGATTGTTCACTGCTTCCAGCGTGGTATAGGTAATACATTCTATTCGTTCTCTCCGCTACTCGGAGATAAAGACAATATTATCCGCACTCGTAAGAACAAAGACCCACGTGGTGTAATACCTATTCACTTCATGTACGCTAACGTTGATCTATCTAACCCACTCGGTAGAGGGTCAGTCGAACTAAGCGGTGGTATGCAGAACCTCCTAGACAGTCAAGTACAGTCATTCCAATACATGCAAGCCCTCTTAATGAACCCCCCTATTGAGAAGCGTGGTAACTTCTCTAAGTCTACTATTAAGTACGCCCCAGCAGAGATATGGGATATGGGGACAGACCCTAACGCTAGTGTGACTCCAGTCAAACTAACAACTGAAGCTGTTACCTCATTCCCTAACAACTATGGTCTTATTAAGAGCCAGATACTCAACCTTAACTCAGGCGGTACAGACAACGCTATTTCTGCTAGTGTAGGCGACCCACAATCAAGTAAGACTCCTCAAGGCGTAGACGCTCAACAGGCACGCTTAGGTGTTAGTGATAACTACATGCGTAAACAGTTCGAGGATTGCTTCCAAGAGATTATGGAGACAGCTATCAACCTTTACTTTGCTGAACGTAACGGTACTCAACTAATCACTTTAGACGATGAAACTGCCGAGAAGCTTCGCAAGATAGCCCCTGAGAGTGTCAACGAAAAGAACGAAGTACAAATAGACTTCGACTCAGAGACAGAGAAGCTACAGTTTGAAGTAGACGCTTCTACCTCAAGCCTTAAAGATGACGCAAGCGAACGAGACCGCCTAGTAGAACTCCTGGACTTATCAGGCAAATACCCACAGCTCGCTCAGTTAATGGGAGAGTCAGGCACCAAGGAACTCATTAACCGTATTATCGTTAAGTCAGGTGTTGAAGACCCAGAGAAGATCATGCCTAGTGGCGAGGGCGAAGTAGACCCACAAACAGGCCAGCCTATCCAGGAACAGCCACAAGGCCCAGACCCACAGATGATTCAACAAATGGTAGTAGAGACCGTCCAGCAAGCTATGCAAGAGAAGGACGCTAACGATCCTAAGAATAACCCGACTATTCAGTTAATGGACGCTTTAAAGATTAAGTTTGTAGACCTACCAGAAGATTCACAACACCAGGTACTAGAGCAAGTAGGACTGACTTCACAGGAACCCACTACAACAGCTCAAGAGTTAGCTATTAAAGCTTCAGACGCAGGTGTACGAGTAGGGCAAATGGACTATCAGGCCAATCAAGCTGATATGCAGAACCAACAGCAAATGGAGCAACAGGCTCAAGAACAAGGTACAGAGCAACAGAACCAAATGCTTATAGGCGAACTTACTAAGCGTGGTTATAGCCCTGAACAAGCCCAACAAGCCGTAGACTACATGAAGCAGGGTGTGCCAGCAGACCAGATTATCCAGGCACTAAGCCAACAAGAGCAGGGGGCAACAGCATGAACGACGACTTACTCCTAAGCGATGATTTAATGCCCAACGAGGGCGAAGTGTTCGCTGTCGCTCAAGAAGAGGACGATTTAGAAGAATCAACCGAGAAAGCCATGGTAGTCGGTTCATACCCAGTATTTGATGAGATATTTAGCTGGTTTGATACAGAAATAGAGTTTGCTAACGACATCTACAAGTTAGACCTTGAGAGTAAAGTACCTGTTGAATCACAGATACTAGCCCGCAAAGAGGTCAAAACCTGGCTGATGAGTTCTAAGAGTAGATTGGAGGTGTTACGAGACGCTCATATAAAGAGGTAGGTTGCTACGCCCTCATTACCCTTGTGGGGGCATAGGAGTTTATCTCAAACTCTCTCAGCGACAGAGCATAGTCGTTAAACCAAGGAGATGAATTATGGCTGAAGAAGCTACATCTGACGTTATAGAAGAAGTGGGACAGGTAACCACTCCAACCGAGTCGTCAACGGTTGAAAAAGCAGAGCCTGTTGCAGAATCAAACGAGGATTCTGAGTTATCTGAGCAAGAGATTGCCGATAAGGAGATAGCAAAAGAAATGGCTAAAGAAGGTGACGAGGAAACTCCCGCCGAAGAAGAGCCAGAGGAAGAAACCCCCGAGGAACCCGTAGAGGAGACTAAAGAGGAAGAACCCAAGAAAGGTGCTGAGGCTCGTAAAGAAGCTCTCAACGCCGAGATCCGAGACTTGGTAAGCAAACGTAACGAACTTCGTCAAGAAATCACGAACGTAAACGCTCAAGTCTACCAACCCGCTACGGCTGAGGAATTAGTCGAGCAAGGTTACGACCCTGCAATGGCACGAGTAGAAGCTCTTGAACAACGTACACAAATGGCTGAGTACAACGCATACGTCTCTGACTTGAATGCTAGTCTCAACACTGAGTCCCTGCGTGTGATGGCTGATTATCCCGTGTTTGACCCAGAGTCTGACCAATATGATAAGTCACTAGCTGAACGAGCTACCAACGTATACAAGCAAGCTGCCCAAGTGCAGGTTGACCCCAATACAGGTTTAACTGTTCAAGCCAATGCACTTCCCTACGATATATTTAAAGCATTCGCTGAAACCGCCCAAAGCGGTACACAGGCTGGAGCTGTCAAAGGACAAATAGCTGCCGAGAAGAACCTCGCTGCTGCCGATACAGTCTCTAGTGCTGCACCCAAAGCTCCCAAAGAGGACTTATTCCTTAAAGGACTATTAGGCGGCTAGGCATTAATTAAGGAAAAATGATATGGCACAGAATTTCGCCTCAAAATATCAGAAGACCGTTGACGAAGTATTCCGACTCAAGTCGGTAACTACTGGTATTGTCAACAAAGGTATTCGCCTGGACTACACTGGTGTTAACGCTGTTAGCATCTACGGTGTAGCCACCGTCTCAGAAGTCAACTACGTACGTAGCGGTTCTAACCGTTTCGGTAGTTTGGCTGAACTCGACACCACTAAGCAAACCTTCACCCTGTCGCAAGACAAAGCCTTCACGTACACGATTGATCGTGGTAACTACGAAGACAGCATGATGGTTACTGAAGCTGGTTCAACTCTCAAGCGTCAAATCGAAGTTGTTTGTGTTCCTAACACTGACATCTATCGTCTGACCACTCTACATGCTTACGCTGTAGCCCAGAGTTTCACCGCTGCTAATAGTGGTACTACATCTACTAGTTCGACTGCTTACACCAAGCTACTCGATATGCAGGGCATCTTGGACAACAAGTTTGTTCCAACCGAAGGCCGTGTTGCTTACGTAACACCTGCTTACCTTTCATTCTTGAAGCTCGATGCTAACTTCACCAAGGCTAGTGACATCACTACCAAGAACTTGATCAGTGGTCAAGTAGGTGAAGCTGACGGCGTTAAGATCGTTAAGGTTCCTGTAAGCTACTTGCCTGCTAAGGCAGAAGTCTTACTCGTACACGAAGAAGTCCTCATCGCCCCACACAAGTTTGACACTTACCGTATCTTGAAAGAGGTACAAGGTGTTGATGGTTGGGTAGTGGAAGGTCGCCGCTACTACGATGCATTCGTTCCTACGAACCGTGGTAAGGGTCTCGTCATTACTCAGACTGCCTAGTTTGAGAGCCAGTAACTAATAATCAAAGGAGTACATAATGGCACTTGGAGAAGAAAAGAATACATACAAGATTAACGAACCAGGTAAATACTACGACCCTGTAAGTAAAAAGAGTCTAGTAGTAACCATGCACGCTGGGGCTGATGCCCTGGCACGTATGGGCTGGGAACGAGTCGGAGATGTAACAGAAGAAGATATTAAAGACCCTTACAACTTGAAAGAGACCCCAGTGGAAACTCCTAAAGTAAAGGACGCTAAAGAAGGAGTCAAATAATGGCTAACTCAACTACAGTCTACCGAGGTCAAGATGGCCGCATGTGGGTAGATGTAACAGAAAACAAGAGTCTTGTCGCTGCTGATTCAGGTATTGTGCAAAACGTTCTCACGGACGCTATTACACTAACCCTGCCTACCTCGGCTGCTGCAACTGTCGGTGCTACTTTCATTGCTCGCAATGGTGGCGATAACGATGCTAACACCCCAACAGGTTCAGGCTACAATGGTTCAGTCCTTGTAACCCTTGCCCCTGTTGCTGCTGATGGTATCACTGGTAACGCTTTCACTGCTGCAACTAATAAGGCTGCCCTCAACACGAAGGCAACTGCACAAGTTGGCGATGAGATCGTAGTAGTCGGTTCAGGTGTAACCTCTGCCGCTGCCTGGTTCATCCAGTCAGTCAAGGGTACCTGGGTACGAGCTTCTTAATCAACTAACTAGGAGATTAACTCATGGAAAGCTCAAACGTAGGTTCTGGAGCCAGCACTACACCCGTATCTTCGGGTAAAGCTACTGGTAAAGGAACAACAATGCACAAAACAGGCTGTACTGGTACAACTTGTAGCTGCTAAGAATGTGGCGGGGTAAAACCCGCCTAATTCTGACAGAATCTGATATAATATAATCAACGAAAGGAGACATCATGGGTTCATACGATTCAGTGAATTATTGGAATAACATTAATTCGGCTACTAAGCTCGCTGGTGAAGACCTCACTAATGACGTAATGAAAATCCGTGACTCTGCTACTTATACTAACCTAAGTGCTTCAGCCCTCGTTAAAACGGGTGCAGGTGTGTTAAAAGGTATTGTAGTCAACTCACACAGTTCAGGTACATTAAAGCTCTGGGATAATACCTCAGCGGCTACAACCGTCATACTTAACACCATTACCTTTGCAGCAGGTTCAGGCATTGTCCTGACCTTCCCAGCTATTGAGTTCTCAACAGGTCTCTACGCTACTATCGGTGGGACAGCAGACATAACATTACTTTGGAAGTAGGTAGAGATGGCTAAATATAAGATCACAAAAATAGACGATGACGGTAAGGTAACTTTCCAGGTGTTAAGTGGTACTACAGTTGTAATGACCGACACTCGCCAGGACTTACCTGTAGAAAGCAAAGAACAGGTAGACGAAATTCTTTCTAAGTTTGCTAACGAAGTAGAAGCAGATTACGTCGCTACCGTAGAGGTAGACCCTGAACTTACCAAGATCGTAAACAAGGCTCAAGAAGCTAAAACCGTAGAGGCTTAACATGGCACGACAGCCTATAAAGAACTCTAACGCTAGTTTGTATATTGCTGGCTCTGGGAACGTATCTATAGCTTCGAATGCTGGTACGCTCGTGATTGGCGACTCTACCCATAGAACATACACATGGGGTGGAAAGTTCAGGATCAATCCAAATACACCAACACCAGCCTCAACATTCTTCACTAAAGCATCCACTAAATACCCCTTCCAGTTCAGAGCCGAAACAGGTGAAAGAGTCCGTGTAGCTGTATATGATGGTTCTGCCAACCTTACTATCATGAGTCCACGGGGCGTAGCTGACAACACTTGGCATACACTTGTTGGCGTAAGAGATGACAATACAATCTCATTCTATATTGATGGGCTACTAGTTGGGACTAATTCAACCACACTTGCAGACATGGATGAGGTTAGCTCGATCAGTATGGCTAGTAATGGGTTCATAGGTAATGCATTAGATACTTTCTTTACCTTTAATGCCTTTACGGCTACAGATGCACTTAATCACCACCTGAATGGAACAATACCGTACGATTGCCTGTTCAGACTTCCTCTCAACGAAGGTGGCGGCTCAATAGCTTATGACACATCAGGCAACAATAATAACGGAACCATAACATCAGGTACATGGAGCTTAGATACGCCAACGAAAACAAGGAGAAGTCTTGACGGTATACCTGACTTTAACGGTAGTTTTGAGAATATTCCTACTTTTGTCGCAGCTACGACCACTGGAGACGGTTGTGTAGACGGAACCGCAGCAGGTTCAACTTACCGCTCACCTAATAAATACGGTTGGCAGATATTCTCATGGGCTGGTACTTACTCAGCTCAGTTTGATACGGCAGAAAAGTATAGCGGCACTGCATCTATGAAATTAACTCTTGGTGCAACAAGCTCGAGAATAAAAGTGAGGA